TAAGCTCGACGTTAGGAGCAAAGGCTTCACTCAACATGAACTCACCTACCAGTCAAATGAGAGTCCAACTGATCTCTCTCCCAGTCCGCCAATGCCTGAGGCACCGTGAATCCACCGGCAGGTGAATCGTAAGGTTGCAACTGCGGACGGTACTTCCAATCAGCATACAACTTCAAGCTCCCAAAATTGCATCCGAGCTGCTTAGGAGCAAGAGCCGCAAGCTTCTCAAAAAACTCTTCTTCAGACGTCGCGTTGATGATTTCTGACCAGATGTCAGATTGAGTCCGCTCCGAGTCGTCCTTATCGCCGCCCGGCCGGTCGCACTGATCACCAATGAGATAGTGCCCCTCCTTGTGACCGGCGTACTTGCCGACGTAATCCCAGCGTCGTCCAGGATTTGCCGAAAATCTCTTGATGTTCGCACGACGACCTCCCACGTAGAAGAGTGCTCCAGCGTCGGGGTGAGAAAATGGCTCAGACCACTGTACAAAACAGTGGAAATGAGGTTTGCCATTCTGGTGGAGTTCTCGACCAAGTCGGTACACGCCTCCAGTTCCGACAACTGCGTTGATAATGAGTTGAGGATCGAAATCGTCTGGACAATCGGAGTAGGTGAGTAGGACATAGTCGACGTTGTCAAGCTTGAACTTGCGAACCATGGTGGAATTTTGGGGGCGAAACTAACACTGTAGCCCCCAAAAAAAAATACTCACCCCAGCTTGCTATAAGTATGCGGCCTCCTACCCCGCTCTGCGCGAATTAATGCCTCCAAAAATCCCTCAGCTCTCCCGAGAAAATGCGACGTTACGCGAAGCGACGCCCGGCCCGCAGGACCAAGAAGCGGGCACCAACCAGAAAATACCGCAGACCCACCCGCCCCGCCCGAAGAAGGTCTGGTGGGATGTCCAAAAAAAGGATCCTCAACACGACGAGTCGCAAAAAGGTTGACAACATGTGCAGTTACAGCAATGTGACTGCGGCAACCCCGCAAGGAAGCACCACCTATGCCCTAGCCGGTGCAGTGATGCCTGCGACTCAACAGTACATCTTCCCGTGGTGTGCCACCAGCAGGAATGTGGATGCATCCACTACTGCGCGAGGTACTATCACCGACAACGCTACTCGTACCGCACAGACGTGCTTTATGCGTGGCCTGGCCGAGAACATCGAGATCACCACAAATGACGGGCTGCCATGGCAATGGCGTCGCATATGCTTTACACTAAAGGGCACGGCTATCAATACCGTCATCAATTCCTCCTCTCAATCTACGGTGCTCCAGACCAGCCAAGGATATGTCCGAGTGGTCAACACCGTATTCGGCAACACCCAAGTTGGCGCCATCCAAAGTCTACTCTTCCGAGGCGCAGCCGGTGTAGACTGGTCCAACATCATGACCGCCCCAACCGACACCACGAATGTCAGTATAAAGTATGACAAGACTGTTACTATCTGTTCCGGCAACGAAGACGGAATGATCCGGAACTACCGAAGGTGGCACCCAATGAACAAGAATTTGGTTTACGCCGACGACGAACAGGGAGGCGGTGAGACATTCAACGCTTTCTCTACGACCGGTAAGCCGGGAATGGGAGACTACTACGTAATCGACGTGTTTCAACCCCGCACCGGTGGAACATCGAGCAGTGTGTTAAGGTTTGAACCTACAGCTACGCTGTATTGGCATGAAAAATAGCTTCCGTAATCTCCACAAAATCACAGTTTGCTTCCATCCACTCGAAGTCTGGGCCCGTCCCAGGCTTGTACCAATCCAGACGTGGATCCGTGTTGCACAGCCAGATAGTGGGCTTGCCCCACTTCACGTTGCGCTTGTGCTTGTACTTGTCCGTGACGCTAAACTCAAACTGTCCACCAAGCCACAGCTTGTAAGAAGGAAAGAATCCAAATCCTCCTGAGATGTCATCGAAGACTGCGTACTTGCAGTCTTCTGAAAACATTTCCATGTTGAACAGACCTCCGAAATAAGAATGGGGTCCAAGGCTTCTGGCCCACACAGTCTTTCCCAGTCGTGTGGCTCCAAACAAGACAAGGCCCCGAGGTCTAAGAATATGCATTAGCCCAAACTCTAAAGAATGAGTCACATCCCCACGCCTATGTGTAACGGTAAAGGAGAGCGAGGTGGGGCAGGCGGCTTGCCGCCGAAGCGCCCCCACCGCTTAAGCTCGACGTTAGGAGCAAAGGCTTCACTCAACATGAACTCACCTACCAGTCAAATGAGAGTCCAACTGATCTCTCTCCCAGTCCGCCAATGCCTGAGGCACCGTGAATCCACCGGCAGGTGAATCGTAAGGTTGCAACTGCGGACGGTACTTCCAATCAGCATACAACTTCAAGCTCCCAAAATTGCATCCGAGCTGCTTAGGAGCAAGAGCCGCAAGCTTCTCAAAAAACTCTTCTTCAGACGTCGCGTTGATGATTTCTGACCAGATGTCAGATTGAGTCCGCTCCGAGTCGTCCTTATCGCCGCCCGGCCGGTCGCACTGATCACCAATGAGATAGTGCCCCTCCTTGTGACCGGCGTACTTGCCGACGTAATCCCAGCGTCGTCCAGGATTTGCCGAAAATCTCTTGATGTTCGCACGACGACCTCCCACGTAGAAGAGTGCTCCAGCGTCGGGGTGAGAAAATGGCTCAGACCACTGTACAAAACAGTGGAAATGAGGTTTGCCATTCTGGTGGAGTTCTCGACCAAGTCGGTACACGCCTCCAGTTCCGACAACTGCGTTGATAATGAGTTGAGGATCGAAATCGTCTGGACAATCGGAGTAGGTGAGTAGGACATAGTCGACGTTGTCAAGCTTGAACTTGCGAACCATGGTGGAATTTTGGGGGCGAAACTAACACTGTAGCCCCCAAAAAAAAATACTCACCCCAGCTTGCTATAAGTATGCGGCCTCCTACCCCGCTCTGCGCGAATTAATGCCTCCAAAAATCCCTCAGCTCTCCCGAGAAAATGCGACGTTACGCGAAGCGACGCCCGGCCCGCAGGACCAAGAAGCGGGCACCAACCAGAAAATACCGCAGACCCA